AGACGATAGACATGCCGCGGCCAACAACCGCCTCGTCCCCCAATAATAATCACGGCGAGGCGGTTGGCGAGAAAGTTCTTAAACTTCGATACTATTCTCTTCATTGCTACTTCCCCTCAGTGCCGTACACGCCGCGAGCTTCACGCTCAGTCTTACGGTTAACCAACCACATAATAGCTTCCTCGATTTTTGTAAGAGCTACACTGTTTTCGCGGCAAGGCAGTTCTCGGTTGTAGCCCGCTAGTTTTGCGTAAGCTACAATAAGCAAGTCCTCGATAAATACACCGTTACGCTCTGTAGCAGCTGTGCCGCCAGTTTGAAACTTGATTTTCAGCACCTCTTTGCCACCGATATTAAGAGAAACTTCATCGCCTGGTGTACCGCGATTCAGTTCATTGTGTAATTCTTCTAGTGCGTTATATTTGGTAGTTTCCATTATTTTGATTCCTTTCTGTCTTGATTATTTTTCTGGCTAGTAACACCTAAGAAATAGACGCTCACGCCACCGGATACTAACAGGGCGGTTGCTGATAGCTGCTTGGCAACCGCCGCAAACCCCCAGATATCACCTAGTCCTTGCACAATAAATGCGCCGAACGACAGCAAACCAACCGCTATTGACAGCTGTCTTGTAGTTTTCTTTTCTAGTTTCACCTTAAACCTCCTTGGTTATTATTATTGCTTCGAAAAATCAGGTAGAGAATGAGCGAGATTGTAATTAGGGATATTGGTAGAATGATCATCGTTTCGTCTCCAGGTGTTGTATATCTTCTTTCAGCGTCGTCACCGTTTGGCTTTGCTTGACCATTACACCCGTCAGATATACTGCGAACGCCACCAGCGCCACCGCAAATATCTTTGCCAAGCCGCTCGTGATAAGCCGCCAAAAGTTCAGTAGGCTCTCCACATCGCTGCGCGGCAAATATTTCTGCTCCATCTCGTCCGTAAGCTCTTTTTTATGCTGTTCAAGCTCAGCTCGCGAAATATTACCGCTCAATATATTCTCTATTCGCTCAAGCGCTGCTGTATGTCTATCAACGCCATCCTTGATGTACTCGACCTTGGCTTGCAATGCGCCGAATTCTTTTGCTGATACGTCTGTGTTGCTCATCTCGCCATTCATTATGATTTTTGCTGGTGTGGCAGTTAAACTGGCAGCTCAGACAACACGCACTTAAAATCAACATATGACGCAGGCGGTGGTCCGGCGCTTGTCCCGCCCCCAAACACCAACACATGTACCTCAGCCTCATACGTTGATGGGCTTGCTCGGTATACGTAACCATATAGCGACACCGAACCAACACCATCGCCACCGTCATGTAATATACTGGTCGTGCCAGAATCCCATGCCGTCGCTCTGTCGGTTTTAGCTATCACGTCGGAGATATACGCTCCGGGCGGCACGCTTATGCTCGCCTTGAAAGATTGATGGCTATAAACTGGCGAATTTGGCAGATTTATACGAGTAGACATTACCTGCTGTTGGAAGCTTGCGTCATAATCAGAGTTTTTAATGAATCGACTAACCCTTGCCATCGTAGCCATCCTTAAAAATAAAGTAGTAAAATCCATTATCTGTTGCGCCGTTTGGCGTCTGTACAATCAGTTGCTGCTCTGTAATTTTCGTTTTATTGACGGACAATGAACCATATTGCCCCTTTTCAAACACCCAGCAAATCGGCAAATAGCCAAGGTTGTGGTTTACTGTGCCGCCGCCAACTGGCAGCTCGCCAGACGCGAACAGTTTATTATACCGCTTGTCTGAATTAAATTTGTATGCACCGAGTGTATCGAACTCGGCAATGTTGCCAGTATAATTTGGCGGTGCGATAAGTATGCCCTTAATGTAAAACGTCACCGATTTATCAATACTGCTTCCTCTAAAAAACAGATCTGAATCACGGCTTAAATACGTGTCTAACGAAATGTCTGGATGATTGCCGAAGCCACCCCTTGAAAACGCATCAAGGTCGTTTGCCCACGAGAAATTAGGGTCGGTACTCCAAATGCCGCGAATGAGCGGCTTGAACGGCAAGTTGTGCGATATTCTAGCTTCCCCTACATAAATCCCATACCCCTGGTCAACAGTAGTCATTCGAGTACTGAACGTCTTGGCGATGTAGATTTCCGGATAATCAGAATTAAATATCACGTACTCAACTCCTGAATTATGTCAATGCCCGGGTCGCTAATTGCCTCGATGATGTGCCCGTCTTTCGGGTGCGAGCCAATCAAAATGCGCCGCGTGCCGTCAGTCTCGCTGTAGATAAATCCTTGCGAGTTTATCCGCGTCAATATCACGCCGTTTTTGCGTATCAATAGCTCGCCAGTACCTTGATTGATAGAAATATCGCCATTGTTTGTGCTAATGACTTTGCTTCCTTGAAACTCCACATTTTTCACGATTGCCATAATAAAGCTCCTAACCCCCCACCCCCCCGGCGCGTTATTTTTTTTTTTTTTTTTATATATGTTAAATGGACTGTATACTTTCTGCCGGCGCGCCTTGATTGTCGTCTCCAGCAGTCCGCTACTCATTTTCATGCTGATTGCAGTGACGAGGTATGTCCCCGAATATTTATAGTCAACCTCGACTATATCTCCCAGCTGCAAGCTCGGGTCGCCTTTCAAATTAACCTCAATATTCGGCGAATACTCGCTTTGCTTGCTTAAAATGTCGGTCGCTAGCAAGTCGCAGTTACGGTACGAGCCAAAGAAATTATTATCAGAAATATCCAGCAGCATATCGCCGTATTTTTCGCGGCTGTCGCTATCGTATGCTTCGTAGTCGATAGTATCGACAACCTTGGCTGGCTCGCCCCACAATTCAATCGCGTCGATACTCAGCGCGCCAGTGTTTGTGTTAATGAATGTTACTTTGTACGAATCCTGAAATAGCTCGCCAGTCGCCGTTACGTTGATAGGCACTGGTATTCCGCTCAAGTTGCGAGCCGTAAACCATGATGATGTTTTCACGCCATTAAAGATTAGATTATCAGCGCGCCATGCCGGGTCGCTTAACGACAGCCAAACCTCTAGCCGCCCTTTTGCTGGCACACGCCACTTATCCTCGTCAGCGCTGTTTTTCCAGCCGTTTTCATTTTCGTTAGAAAATATTGGCTGCAACTTCTGAACGGCGCGAACCTCAGATTTTATCTTAACGTGGTTAATAATTCCACCCGCACGGCTCGGCTTAATGCTGATGATATTTGAATCGTTTAATATCATCACCGGCTGTTTGCCAACCACGCCAGAGCGTGTTGTAAAACGTACTATGCCCTGCTCGTCTAACCACAACGCGCCATTCTCAGCCTGCACTAATTTGCGCAAGGCGTCGCCGGCTTTCTCGCCTTTGTTAAATATCACGAACGGGATTTTATTCTGCCCGATAGCTAGCTTATATTGATCAGGCGTCATACCATATTGTTGCAATATCACGGCAATCACCTTATCAGTGGTTACATCGCGCAGCTTGATGGCTGAGCGCAGCTCTGCTTCGGCAATCTCGCTCAAAAAGTCCATGGCAGTCCAGCGAACTTGCAACGTGTCGTCACTGTATGATGGCATTGATTGCGTCATGCCGACGAATACTGGCAACTTATCCTCAGACTTAAAACCCATATACAGGCGCAACGGCCGGCGTGGCAGCATATATTTAGCGACAGGCGACGGTGCATTATTGTCGTTTGAATAGCTCAAATATCCATCATAATTATTCAGCGTAATATCAGCGACGCTTGATTGTACGTTATACGGGAACTCGACGCTTCGCTCAAATCCCATGTCAACCACCCTGTCGGTAATATCGGCGTATTCGTAAGCGTCCCAAACTTGCGTTGGATTATTGTCTTGCGTTGCCAATAAATCAGCGCCATTTAACTTTGATTGATTGAGTGTAAACCATTGCAAGTCAGTGCGCCGCTTTTTCGTAAATGACATACTAGCTTTCCAATCAAGCGGTACAACCTCGCCGCGTGCCAGCTGATGAAATCTGTCGGTCGTAACCTGCATAATGTTAGCCTCCCATCTGCCGCGTTTCGCGCAAAGTTATCTTTACGCCTTGTACCATGCCGCAGTTGCTGATAATATTCTTGTCGCTTATCGACATCTGCACCGGCATGTTTTCCACAGACAAATTTGGTCCAGTTACGGTCATAAGCGGGTATTTGTAGGTAGTGAATTGCCGGTCGTAGAATCCGCGTAACCTCTTATATTCATCAGCAGACATGTACGCCCACTGATGTTCCCAAATTCGCTTGTAAAAACCAAAATACGTACTCACATTACCATCTGCCGTTTCGATTGTCTTTATACCGCCGTCAACAATCTTTTCGGTAAACGGCACTTCCAGCAAATCATACACCACCGAATCTTGAGCGTCGGTTAGCTTCAAAATAAGGCTCATATTACACCTCCAGCGCCCATTCTTGAGCGATTTATAATCTCTAATTGATCGGCAATCTGCTGTGCAACCTTGCGCTGCTCAGCCGGGCTTGTGGCGAATACGCCGCTAATATTGATGGTAATATTCTGCCCGTCACTGCCGCCGATTTTATCAACCAAGCTTGCCATTTTACTCTCTGGCACAACCCACTCGTCCTCGCCGCCGTCACCAGCGCGAATAATGCGCCCGCCCGGCTCGACGATACCACCAGTGTACATGCGCGGAATATGCACGCGCCCTAGCCTGCCAATATTGACGCCTGGAATCTTATTGATAGCACCGATCGCGCCGTTAATGAGGTCAATCGGGCCGTTAATGAAGCCCTCGATAAACCCAAGCACGCCGTTGATGGCGTTTTTGAACACCTGTCCGACAGCACGTCCGAAGTTGCCGGCAAAGCTGCTAAACAACCCAGCCAGCCTATTCCACAGATTGCCTATCAGATTGCCGAACGCGCCGAACAGCGCACCGATAATTTGTGGCACGGCTTTCACCAGCGCTAAAAATAGCTGGATTGATGCTTTAATCAGCATTTTGATGTTTGTTGGGTCGGTCAGGAACGTGACCAAATTATTTATCAGTGTTGGCATAACCTGAACCAGCGCCTCCATAATTTGCGGCCATGCCTGCACGATTGCCAGGAATAATTGAATCGCGCCATTGAGCAGCAGCGTCAGCGTCTCTGGCTTTGTCAGCTCTTGCACGATTGTTAATACCAAGTTTGCGACAGCAATCAGGATTTGCGGCAAAAGCTGCACCAGCGCCTGTATTAGCGTTGGCAACACTTGAACTAATGCGTTAAATATCGTTTGAATCAACTGCGGCAACATCGCCACAAGCTGTAGGGTTAGCTGTACAGCTGCTGATAATATGCTCGGAAATAGCTCATTAAATAATATCGGGATTTGCTCGATGAGTAGCGGCGCTAACTCTTCAACCAGCATAACGATACCGCCCAGTGCCTTTCTGAATGTCGGTATGACATTTTTGCCAAATGTGCCAATTGATTTGACAAAATCATCAATTAGCTTGTCAAAATCTAAATCTTCGTTGCTGATGCCGGCAACCAGGTTATCCCATGCCGACTTCATCGTCGTAAAGCTGCCACTGATGGTCTCGCTGGCTTCCTTGGCGGTCGTGCCAGTAATACCCATGCGTTCCTGCGTTTTATGAATACCCTCAATCAGCTTATCGAACGGAATATCCTTGACATTCTCTGCCGTGGCTTTGAATGAATCGCCCATCACACCGCTGTCGTTGATAAGGCGTGCCATCTCGCTCTGCGTACCGCCGTAGCCAAGCTTCAGGTTGTCGAGCATAGTATAGTTGTCTTTTGCGAAGCCCTGGTAGGCATCCTGAATCATCGACATGCTTGTGCCCATCTTGTTGGCGTTGTCAGCCATGTCAGTAACCGCCATGTCAGCATATTTAGCGGCCGCCTCAGTATTGCCGCCAAGTCCTTGTAGCAACGACGCCGAGAAGCTGGTTACTGTGTCCATGTATTGATTCGCCGACAGTCCAGCTGTCTTGTAGGCGTTATTGGCATATTCCAATACCGTATCGCTCGACTGCTTGAACAGCGTCTCCACACCGCCGGCTAACTGCTCATAATCTGCGTAGCCTTTCACTGCCGCTGTCGCCAATCCAGCAACAGCAGTACCAGCCGCGGCCAATCCAACTGCGACTGCTTTCCCGATAGCAGCAAAACCACCGCCGACCTTGCCGCCGGACGAATTGACCTTTTTCTCGGCCCTATCTAAGCCCTTGTCAAGGTCATCAGTGTTGACATCGACGATATAGCTAATCTTGCCAACGGTGGTATTGCCGCCCATCACCATGACTACGGTTCACTCCTCTTGGCGAAAGGCTTGATGCCTTTTTTGAACGAATCGTTCGGGTGTTTTGAGAAGACACTGCCAGTGCTGATTTGACCGGCGCGAGCCTGCTCGACCAGCTTTGCATACCAGACTTTGCGCGCACCCTCCAGCAAGGCGTTAGCCTCTGCTAGCGTAATTTCGTCATTACGAATCGCCCTGATACCCTCCCAGCCGAAATAATAGCCAAATTCGGCAACAATATAGACCTCGTTTGAAATACGGTTATCAAACTTGTCAGAACGCTCCATGCGCCGCTTAAAGCGAGCCAGCGCCTTGCTCTTATCTTCTTCAGACATCAAATCCAGCAGGTTAATCATCGGATTCCTCCTCAGCTTCATCGCCAGAACCGAACGCTCGAGCATTTAGTTTTTGTAGTCCGGCTGTACCGTATTTTTCCAGTAGTTCTTTTGTAAATCTCTGATCATCAGTGCCGTCGTCAAATAGTTTCATCCAACTACGCGCTAATGATTCTTGCGTGTCATTCATCTCGACCATCAATTTGTCTAACTCATCGACCATTGCCAGCGTTTCTTTGGTATCGCCGCCTTTAGTCTTTTTTGCCGCCTCAAATCGACTTTTTAGATTGAAAGCCTTTTTTGATATCGTGCTCATTTTTGTGGTTTTCCGCTGAATATCCAGCTGTGTACCCGCGCCTAATTTACGGACGGTGTAGACGTGCCCGTCGATTTTTGCCTTAACCTCGCGGATTAAACCCTTGGTTGATATTTCAATTTCGCTCATGCGACATCCTTTCGTTTATGTTCTAGGTCAGATTATGGTTACCTCTGGTGTGGCAATAAAAACACCCCGATTTCTCGAGGTGTTTCGTGGTTTACCGTTTGGATCACGGCGATGCCGGCTTTGCTTTCCACTTCAGCTCAGAAGCGTCCCAGTACTGCGGCGTCTTCGGGTCTGGATAACCGAGCAGCAGGTAGCCGTCAGTTGTCGGCTGCATCTGAACCGTCAGCTCAATCTGCGCAGCGTCGCTGGTTGACAGCGTCGGATTGAACTTCCGTTCAATCAGCCCAGCGTAAACGTGAAAGTCGTCTTTAGCGTCCTTGCCGGCACAGAGCTGATGAATATGGATCGGCTGCGGCGTACTGCCCTTGCAATTCCCGCCGCCGAAAATCATCGGGTCAGTGTCAGCTACGTCAAACGCCTTTTTCACGTAGTCAAGCGATGGCAAGAATAACGTAAATGTTATTTCTGCGTCAGACGCTTTGCCGGATGGTTGTTTGCGTGTTCCTGCCTGCGTTTCAGCTTCAAGCGTACCCTCGCCATAGTTCACGGTGATATCGCCTAGCAGTTCTGCCGGGAACAGCACTTTGCCGACAGTCATTTCCCACTTTCCAGCGAGTAACTTTTCAGTGTTCATGGTGTTTCCTCCATTTAGTTAGTAATAAATCGTTCCAGTGGCTGAATAGATAACAATACCGTTATCGTCCTCTCCCACGCTGGTTATCGTGGACACTGGCATAATTGCCACGTTCCGATAACCTTTGTCGGTCGCCGGTGGAACTGCCGGCAGTCCGCATACTCCATACGAGTTATTTAGAAAATCGACAATCTTGCTCAGCCGCTTATAGCCGTCAACGTCGTCGGTTCCGCGGCTATACAGCTCGTAGCTCTGTGCACGACGTTCGCCTCTCAGCTGCTGGTTGCCTACATTCGCGATATAGACACCCTTGCGGCCAAGAGCTAGCTTCTGAAAAAACAAGTCTTTGTCAATTTTGCCAAACCCGTTATCTTCCAAGTACTTCAACAGTGATAAGGTGATCATCGCGTACCTTTCATCCAATTTTTAATGCCTTCTTTAGCCACGCTATCGCCTGCTTTTTTGAGATAGTTCGTGGTCTGCGGGTTCAAAGTGCCGCCGCCGTGCATACGGTACTCGGCCATCGCCAAACGTCACCTGAACGGCTGTATCGACAGTTTCAACTCGTCCATCGCTACGAAGCGCGCCAGTGAGTTTTGGCGCTATCATGGTAGCCCGTCCGAGAATGGCGTCGCCCATCGCTCGCTTAGCATTTTTAATGTTTTCTTTTTGCACTGTCTTGAACGCCTGCACGCCGCCATTAACTTTGCTGATTTTAACTTTAACTGCCATATTCAGCCCTCTCTAACGTCAGCGTGTAGTGCTCGACAGCGCCAGTATCGAAGTTCTTGCCCTCAGTAACACCGACTATCGTGTAAAACTTACCGCCGCACTCGATACCGTCGCCGACAATCTCGCTGTTAGCGTCTACGTCCTCGGGATGCACATGTAGCGTAGCGCTCGATTCGTGCGTCTCCTGATTCTGGCTGCTCACCATGCCAGATTTCAGTTTGAACACTCCAAAGTGTGCGATTCGCTCAGCGATTGTGTTGCCCTGCACAACACCCCGATTGATCTTCAAGTAGTTGTACGGTACTTCAGTAAACACATCAAACACGGTCATCGAGATTCAGTCCTCCGCTATTTACCGGCATCACTTTACCGTGGCGGATACCGCCGCACGCCCTATATTTGGCGATGATGCCAGCGTTTAACTTCATCAATTCCTTAGTAGGGTTGTAGCCCTCCCGATAAGTAATTGAAAAGTCTTCAACACGCTTTGATGATATGCCGCCCTGCGCCTTAGCCTCGTCGGTAATATTGCCGAAGAACCGTGCCCACACCAACGCCAAATCGTTTGGCAGCGGGTCGATATCGTCAAGTTCACGACACAGCAGTCCCTCAAGCCGCGTCTTCGCAATGTCCAAGTACAGCTTGAAGTTGTTTTTCTCAATAGGAGAAAGGGAGCGGCCGAGTAATGCCGCTACCTTGTCTTCGTCGAGTTTTGCCATCTCAATCGCTCCCTTCTCCTAAAATTAGGCTTCCATCGCAACTGCGAATGTTTTGTAACCTTGTGCCGAGCCGCCGATGTAGCGTTCAGTCAACATCACGTCTTGGTTGTAGTCGAGGTCAAAGTCAGTGCGCACTGTCGCATTGTTCTCGCCCATAGTCACATAGGCTTGGTCAACGTAGGCGATAGCTTTCACTTTGCCGCTATTAAAGCTATTCAGCTCTGGCAGCTCGTAAACAGCCTTGACTTCAAACAACTCTTCTAACTTGACCTTGGCAAACATGATGTTACCGTTTGAATCTTTCATCAAGCGGATTTTACGGCGGAAGCCCTCTGGAACAATCAAGATTTTGCCCTGGTTGTTTTTATCCTTGACAGATTCGACCACCTCAACGCCGATTTCGTATTCCGTCTTGCTTGCCGCGTCAACCTTGGTAACGACTTTGCTGCCATAGCCGCTCGCGTCGCCTGCATCAGCTACAACTGGATACAAACCGCGAGTGCCCTCGAGGGTTGCATCTTTGCCAGTACCGGCAGTCAACAGCGCGCCAACGACGATAGCGTTTGCTACGCGGTCAGCTAACTCTTCAACGCGGAACTTCAATAACTCGCCAGTTGAATCGTCAAAGATATCCTGCAAATCGATATCAAGCCGCTTGTAGATAGCTTTGCCTTTGATATCGCGGCGAAGACTTTTGAGTGTCTGCTCTTTCTTTTTCTCACCTTTCTGGTGTCCGAGCGCCGTGTCGTCAGTGCCCATTGCATACAGGCTGCCGCCTCGAGCGCCAACATGGCGGAACGTGCCGAGGATTCCCGGATTGTCAATCCACGCCTTGAAAAAGATGCTCTCGATTTCAGCTGGCAGGATTGCGTCGCCGGTGATACCCTTGCTCTTCAGGTGCGCGCCCCACTCGCTCATAATCTGCTCAGTGCTGCCGCGGTGGTTTTTCTTAATGATGTCCCTGAAAGCAAGCAACGCTGCTTTTGATTTCAGGTAACCGTCAGTTGCTCGCGGTGCTTGAACAGGCTGCGCCGCTTTCTTAACGACGTTGTCAGTTGCAATTGATTTACTCATTGCATTGTCTCCCTCTTCAGTTGTTTCGTTAGTAGTATCGCTGCCAGTCTCTTCACTGGTTGGCGTATTGTCGCCCTCCTCCGAGTTTTGCGTTTCCGCCGGCGCCTCTGGCTGCTCAGGCGCTTCATTTTCAGTTGTTTCGACAGGTGTACTGTCTGTATTGTCTACATTTTCAGCTGGCTGCTCGTTGTGGTCGATACCATCACCGGTAGCTGTACCGAAAGTGTCATTTTGCTTTGATTTAGCTTCAGGCATTTTCTTGTCTCCTACAATGGATTTAATGGCAATAATCCGCGCGTCTTTGTTGCTGCCGCGGTAAACCAGCGACACCTCGATAACCTCAGCATTGCTGATAGTTTCCGCTTCAAAATTAAAATCGTAGTCAATCATCGTAATGCTAAATGCATTGGATAAATGACCCTCGTCAATCAGCGTCAACATATCCTGTGCGATTTCTCGGCTGCTAATGCCAGCCTCAAAAACCAGCTCGCCGTTGCTAAAATAAGCGCGCCGAACAGAGCCGATCACGTCGCGAACGTCGCCAGAATGGTTTAACATTAGCGGGATGTCGATAATCTCGCTGATACCCTCTTCTGGAATCGCCCCAACGATAATCTCGCCACCGCCCTTGAGAGGCAGCCGCAAGCTAGCAACATTGACCTGCTCGTAGTGTCTTTCCGCACCTAGCCGACCCCCCCCCAAAAACACAACACCCTCCCCCCCCCCTCTTTTTTTCCTTATGGCGGCGCTGCAC